GATTAAAGTTTTTTTTACGTAATTATCCTCAAATGAAGATGATAAAAAAACCTAAAAAATATGTGGATTGTCACATTATCGTAAACGATCAATTCATGAGAACCGAAAGGAATAGATTCGGTCTAAACGAATATCCTTTTGTGCCTATGGTAGGCGTTTTCGAATCGGAATCGGAATTGTGGGACTTAAAAATACAATCCCTCGTTAGATGTCAGATAGATCCTCAAAGAGAAGCCAATCGAAGGCGTTCGCAAATGATAGATGTCCTTGATTCGGGCATAAATTCCGGATGGCTAGCTAAAAAATCTTCGGTAATCAATCCGAGATCTCTTTTTCAATCCTCGCAGGGTAAGGTTATATGGAAAGACGACGGCGCACAGCCTGGCGACATAGAAAAGATACAACCGGCACAGATACCTCAAGGTATGTTCGAGCTTCAAAGGCAATTTGATCAAGACATTATGACAATTACCGGTGTTAACGACGCTGCATTCGGGATGACTGAAAATGCACAAGAATCCGGGATAATGATGATGCTTCGCCAAGGCGCATCGGTTGTCAATCTTCAGGATCTATTTGACAACTTGCGATATGCGCAGAAATTGATGTCCAAAAAAGCCTTGAAGATAATACAGACGTGGAAACCGGAAAAAGTTAAGAGAATTATTAATCAAGATCCGTCGGAGCAGTTTTATTCCAAAGACTTTATTAAATATGACGTAACCGTTCAGGAAGGCGTATTAACGGACACACAACGTCAAATCTATTTCAGACAATTAACCGATCTATATCAACTAACGGGAGGAGCACAAGGAAGTCCTATTACTCCAAAAATGTTAATAGAATCGGCACCTCTACAAGGAAAATCCGAATATACGCAACAAGTGAAAGAAATCGAAAAACAACAAGCGCAACAGGCGCAACAACAAGCTCAAGTACAACAACAGATTCTACAGTCTCAACTTGAACTAAACAAAGCTTCTTCAATCGAGAAAATAGCCGGTTCAAAAGAAAGGTTTACACGTTCGGTTGCGAACATGGGACTCGAAGATTCTAGAGCGGCTGATGCTATCGATTCTAGGGCTTCCGCAGCATTAGATAAAGCTAAAGCCATGAAAGAACTTCAATCTATGGATGATGACAGACTCATGAAATATATGCAACTGATTTCAATGATGGAAGAAATGGGACGAGTAAAAGAAGAACAGGTAAAACAAGACGACGTTGAAATTTCTACAAGAGGTTCACAAGCGGCGACACAACAAATGCCTGAACAGGCTAATTTACAACAACAACCATCGGAGGTTTGATATGGATAAGATGAAAGGTTCTAATTCATATGGCAAGGGAATAAGCATTAAGGACAACACACAGGCAAGTCCCGTCAAGTCCGTTAATACTAATTCCGAGCAATATGACTTGGGCAGAATAAAGAAATATTCGGCAGGTACCAAGGGGTACCCATCTTCTGCATTACCTAACAGTATTTAAGGAGAAGTAATATGGTTCAAGAGACTGGGGAAACCCGAGACGCAATCATTGAAGACGATAACAAGCGTATAGCCGAAATCGTGGAAGCCAACAAGTATCTAAGAGATCCTTATTGGATAGTGGTTTTTGCTAAACCGTCCAAGGTTGCCGTAGATGGATATCCCACTCTAATTAAACATATTAAAGCATATAAAGCCGAACCCGTGTTCCAAGTCGGAGCTATTTACGGAAAGGTGAATAATGCATTCGGCACGATCGATTGGCAGGTAAACATGCCGCAAAGACCTTTCGATTTCGATGCCTTACAAAAACTAGGAGCAAAGCCCTGCGATGATGTTGTCACGGAAACAACAACCATCCCGGGAGCTTATTTAACAAAATAGTGCCGCCGACATTGACCATAAAAACCTAAGAACCACTAGGGGTCTAAACGGGCGAAAAAAGGAGTACACGCGATGTCTGAAGAACATAACGTTTCGGGCGATCAATATACGGAAGCCGCCGTTCCGCCTGTCGTTGAATCTAATATATCTCAAGCGGAGGAAGCCGTAAACGGGGAAAGTTCCAATGAAAAGAACATTCCTTTAGCAGCTTTACAATCCGAAAGAGAAAAGCGTCAACAACTGGAAGACGAACTCAAAGTGATAAAAGATCATTTGAGCCTTATGCAATCCAATCAAATTCACAATCAACCGAAACAAAAAGATGATTTTGAAGGTCTTGAAGACGGTGACGTCATGACCGTTGGAGAATTTAAAAAACTCTCTAGCAAGATTACAAACCAATTCAAGATGTCGATGGATGAGCTTAAGATGACTCAAAAGCATCCCGATTATCAAGAGATCGTCACTAAATATTTACCCGAAGTATTAAAAAACAACCCGGGTTTAAAGAACACTTTACAAGCTACGCAAGACTATGAACTTGCCTATTATTTAGCTAAAAATTCCGATAATTATCGGGGAGAAACAAAGAAAAGTAAGAAATCTGCCGATGCACAACGCATAGTTGAAAACTCGCAAAAATCGGGTAGTTTATCGAGCATGGGATCTACTTCTCCTATTTCTCAAGCTAAAAGATACAAGGACATGTCGGATACGGAATTTAAGGAACTTGTTCAAAGAAACCTGGGATAAGCAAATAGGAGCTTAAAAATGACGATGACAACAACCGCAGTCTTACCTCCGGCTGTTCGGGAATACTATGATCGCCTTTTGTTGATGACAGCATATCCAACGCTGATTCATTGCAAATTTGGACAAAAACGTATTCTACCCGAAAAAAACGGAGATACCATTGTATTTAGAAGATACTCAAAACTATCAACCGTACCTATTCCTCTTAACGACGGAATAACTCCTCCGGGAGCGCCTTTATCGGCTACGAATATTAAGGCACGTGTTTCATTTTATGGTAACTTTGTAACTATTACAAACCAAGTTCAGCTCACGGTGGAGGACCGGGTTCTCAATGAATCCTCTCGACTATTAGCGCAAAACTTGGCACAAACACTTGATGAAGTGACTCGTGATGTTTTAGCCAGCACGACATCAGTTCATCAGTGTACTAATGGAATTAATGGTAACACACCAACGGAATTAACGAAAGCGGATATTGATGCCGGAGTTAAAACTCTGCTTGGAAACGATGCCGAGATGATCTCGGAAGTTGTAACGGGTACTAATGCCTTTGCAACATCTCCCGTAAGACCTGCCTTCTGGGGATACATTGATACGGACTTGCTTGATGACTTGGAAGCAGTTGCTAACTTTGTTAACAGCTCTAACTATGCTCAACAAGGAACGGTATTGGATGCGGAATGGGGCTCTACCGGCAACGTAAGATGGTTATACACGAGTGTAGGAAGCGTAAGCGCTGCCGCAACACCTGTTTATAACAACTTTATTATAGGTAAAGAAGCCTATGCCGTAGTGCATTTGAAATCGGAAACGGGCAATTTCTATGTTGAACCATTAGGTTCAGCCGGAGCAGCCGATCCGTTACATCAAAGAGGAAGCGTGGGCTGGGACCACCCCTTTGTAGCAAGAATACTAAATGATTCATTTATGTTGAATCTTATGAGCACCCATTCATAACAGTGTAGATAAATGTGCATAAGAAAACAACATAAATAAATCAGGAGGTTAAAAGATGGCACAAATGAAAGTTTGGACATGGACTAACCCGGCAACGGCAGTTCTTAGGAACGAGTCCATCGGATTTACGGTAAGTGAAATTACCGTAACCAATATTACGGATGGAGTCCAGTATTACTGGAATTCATCTATGGCAAGCGGTTCCTATATTCAAGTGGATACGGGAGCCTACACGGCAGCGAATGGATTTACTCCATTGGCACAATCAACGGCTATAGGAGCAACAATCAGCGGATTTACCAACGCAAACCCTGGTGTTATCACGGTTAATGATACGGCTACTTTTGGTTTTGCAATAGGTGATACCGTTAAGGTAAGCGAATTAGCTGATGATTTAACTGGCGACGCGAGCTTAAACAATACGTTTACCGTGGCGGGAGTTACGGCAACAACTATTACATTGGTTGAGAACACGTCCGTGACAGGATACAGCGTATACGTTTCGGGTGGCCTTGTTACAAGGGTAAGCGATGCCGACGGTATAGCAATACCGGTAGAAAACCATGCAATTGGCGGAATCACTTTAGGAA